AAATGAAGGCAGAGGCTGATATTCAGTTGGCCCGTGAAAAGGCGATGGCTGATATGCAGCTACAGCGGGACAAGTTCGAAGCTGAAATGATGTTTAGAAAGCAAGAGTTTGAAGCAGAGGCCCAATTGAAAGCAATGAAGGTCGGTGCAGGGATTACCTCAAACATTGAGATTCCGGGGTAAGTATGGCTGACTCAAACATCATTTATAGCCCAAAGTTTGGGCCATTGGATTTCTCAAACGATGTATGGGCAAGGGCTTATCGAACCGGTGATGCTTCATCACGACCACAAACATTTGCCATTGGACTTAACTTTGGTGGGACTGAGTACGCATTCATTCCGGAAGATCGCATCCAAAAGGGATGGTATGCCGATGGGAGATATACATATTCTCCGGCTTTTCTAAATGAAAACACGATTAAATCTCTTGCTACAAATGCCGAGTACATTGACTTAACAAAAGCACCTGTTCCAAGTGGATGGGCAAACTCTGACTCTTTGGTTAAATCAGAGGACATAAAAACCTATGGCGACTATCTTTCAAAAAGCACAGTAGGCGCATCACCAAAAGGATTCTTAGTCCCTGCTGAACAGTTGGGAAACTACTTCCCAAATACTGCACAACTTGACCCGAAATTTGGTGCGATCACCGGATTGGCAAGAGACCCCGACACGGGTGAATTAGGTTATGCGGCAACGGGTGGCGGCAACATTCAAGCCCCAATTGCAAAGGTTGGGTCAGTTGGGTACTATGAAAAGCCTTCCGGTTGGTTTGCTGATTTAGGTCGATCAATTCAGCAGATAGACCCAATTGGCTTATTCGCTTTGAATTTGCTTGTGCCGGGACTTGGAACCGGAATCGGTGTAGGCCGAGCAATTGGAGTTGGCGATATTGAAGGTGCAGCCAAAGCATTAGTAATTGGTGAAATAATTAACCAAACTGGCGTTGCTCAAGATGTTGCTGGTGCAACGGGTTCGGCTGCATTGGGTACTGCTGCTGCTGGAACTGCTGGCGGCTTGCTTGCTGGACAAAATATAGGTCAAGCCATAACTACCGGCGCGACACAAGGCGCAATAAGTGGTGCGGCTGGAACCATTGCAGATCAACAAGCCGCTGATTACATTCAAAATCTTCCTACCCCGGACTACTTAAATGCTGGCCCTGCACCGACAAGCTCAGATGTGATGGCAGCGTTTCCGGAGACCAATCCGGCAAACTTTGTTGGCCCACCCACAGACATTGACACAACGCTTCTTGATCTAACAACACCATCAAACTTTGTTGGCCCACCCGTATCTATTGATACAACACAGATAGACCTATCAAAAGCCCCACCGACCACACAGACATACACCTATGAGGATGGAAGCACCCTAACGGTTGATGAAACTGGTGGCGTAGTTGGTTATACAGATGCAACCGAAACCCCATACAAAGGGCCGGTAGAAACACCGTCAAGCCCACTCACGAAGTCTCAGATTGAGGGCATGATTAAGGTCGGTTTGATGGTTGCTGGAGCAAGTCAAGCAAGCAAGGCGGTGCAAGATGCCATATCTAGCGGGGATGACACAACGCAAGGCGGTTTCCCATTCACACCGTCAGACATATCCGGATGGGCAAGCCCTACTTACACACAGACCTTTCAAGGCCCAATCGACCTAAACTCACTGTTTACCACTGACAATCTATTAGGCGGCACACAATGGGCGGGACTGCAAGGCAACCAATTCGCCAATATCCCGCAAGTATCAATGTCTGATTTCATATCGAGTATCCAAAATGGAAAAGTTTGAACGAGCAAGAAATCTACTTTCGGATGATTTCTTTTTGGAAGAAATGGAAGCAATGCGCCAATCTGAATTGCTGAATATAGTTAACTCTGCGCCGGATGATATTGAAGCGCGAGAACTTGCATATTTAAAAATTCATGCTTTACAATCGATTAAAGGCCACTTTGAATCAATCGCAGCTACGGGGCTAATTGTGAAGAAGCGGTGGAAGATTTTGTAATCGTTGATTACACCGTGGCACTCGGTAAGTGCTGACAACTTGGGTTAGAAATGAGTGATAACACGGCTCCGCAAGGAAGTGAATCGCTGAATGTGGAACAAGCTGCATCCGCATTTTTTGGATTAATGGATTCTGAACCGAACGCCGAAGGCCAAGTCGAACAGAATGCAGATTCAGAAAATGATGATGGCGTTGATTCCGAGTTGGTGGATTCTGAAGAAGTTGAGAAAGAGCAAACTAGCACTTTTCGCGTCAAAGCGGCGGGAGAAGAACGCGAAGTAACTCTCGATCAACTTATTGAGGGCTATCAACTTGGGGCCGACTACACAAAGAAGACCCAAACGCTTAGTGAACAACGCCGCGCTGTGGAAGCAGAACGGTCGAAAATTGACGAAGCAAACAAGGTAAGAGATCAATATGCCCAACGCTTGCAGATGATGGAACAATTCCTAAGTCAGCAAACGAAGGGTGAGAACTTGGATGCTCTAAAGGAAAGTGACCCCATCGGGTATGCAGTCAAGGTAGCAGAACAGCAACAACGCAAGGAACAACTTGCGGTTTTGAAGGCAGAACAGCAACGCATTGCCCAACAGCAACAAGCGGAACATTCTGAAAAACTCCAAAGCCACATTGCTCAAGAAAGTCAAAAACTTTCTTCTTCTATACCGGGATATGCAGACCCAAAGACCGGCGACCAAATCCGCAAGGATATTCGGGACTACGCCAAGTCGATAGGGTGGACAGACCAAGAGTTAGCCAATGTCTATGATTCTCGTGCTGTTTTGAGTTTGTATCATGGCATGAAGTATTCCTCTTTGCAAAAGGGAAAGCCGGAGTTATCCAAAAGGGTATCCGAAGCACCCCGAATGATGAAAAGCGGTGTATCTCAACCGAGAGACAATCAAGAACAGCACAAAAAAGCAGTAGCGCAGTTGCGGAAGACCGGCAAAGTCCGAGACGCTGCAAGTGCGTTTGAACGGTTCGTTTAATTCAAGGATTCAATCATGGCAACTTATCAAACCTACACCTCCATTGGTCAGCGTGAAGACCTCTCCGATGTGATCTATTCAATCTCCCCCACCGACACGCCTTTCATGTCGTCCATCGGTAAGGGCAAAGCAACCGCTACCAATCACGAATGGCAAACCGATGCTCTCGCATCTGCCGTTTTGACCAACGCAGCAGTCGAAGGCGACACGGCGTCTGATGCCACCATCGGCGTTACCACTCGCGTGGGCAACAAGACTCAGATCAGCCAAAAGACCGTGAAAATCTCCGGCACTTTGGAAGCTGTGGACAAAGCTGGTCGTAAGTCTGAGAAGGCTTACCAACTGGCTAAAGCCTCTGCTGAGATCAAGCGCGACATGGAGACCACTCTGTTGTCAAACCAAGCAAGCACGAACGGTAACTCAAGCACTGCTCGTAAATTGGGTGGTTTGCAAACATGGTTGGCGACCAACGGTGACTTTGGCACAAGCGGTGTTGCTGGCGCAAGCGGCACGACCACTCGTACCAACGGCACTAACCGCACCTTTGACGAAGCCACTTTGAAAACTGTGGTTAAAGAAGTGTATGCCTCCGGTGGCAATCCCAAAGTGTTGATGGTGAATCCTGCTCACAAGCAGTTGGTCTCTGCCTTCACCGGTATCGCTGCTCAACGCTTCATGGCTCCGGCTGATGCACCAACCACCATCATCGGTGCTGCTGATGTGTATCTGAGCGACTTCGGCACGATCTCGGTCGTTCCCAACCGCTTCATGACCTCTACCAACACTTGCGATGAAGCTGCCTTTGTGTTGGATACCGACATGGCTGCTGTGGCCTATCTGCGCCCCTTCCAAACCAACGAGTTGGCAAAGACGGGTGATGCGGAAGTGACTCAATTGCTGGTGGAATACACCTTGCAAGTGAACAACGAAGCTGCCCACGGCATCCTCGCTGACTTGACTCCCTAAGAGTGAATGCCCCCATGTTTAACCGCATGGGGGTTTTTCTATGAATCAGTTTCGTCAATCTGTTGCCCACGCCGATGGCGAAGGCGGCATCATCGTTGAGACACGCCAAGACATAACGGCAAACATTGAGCAAAATCTAAAGGAATTCAATTCCTACGATGAACGCGCAAAGTGGTCGGATGACATTTTTGGCAACAAGGTTGCTTCAATTCCTTTAACAGTGATTGACGATCTAAACGCAAAAGGCATCATGAGAGGCTTTGCGGTAGTGGATGAAAAGAAATTCAAAGAATTCCTAAACAGTCCGGACAATCGTTTTTTCAGAACTAGACCGGGGCGAGTATGAGCATTGCGACATTCTCTGAACTAAGTACAGCGGTTGCCAACTATTTGGCCCGTAGTGACTTGACCGATCAGATTCCCGACTTCATTCGGTTTGCAGAACTGAGACTTCGCAGAGAACTCCGCATTCGGCAAATGCTCAAATCAGTAACCACCACTACGACTAGTGGGGATGGAACGGTAGAGATACCGTCAGACTTTCTTGAGGCTAGAGACTTCTATGTAACGGGGAACCCTCCGCAACCATTGACCTATCTGTCTCCATCGGTGTTCATTCGGAACACAGATTCTCATGTTCGCGGTAAACCGTTGAACTACACAATTTTGGCGACTGAGTTTCAGTTAGCCCCAATGCCGGACAACACATATACGGTTCAATTGCTGTATTACTCTGCTCCGACATTCCTATCAAGCGCAAACTCAAGTAATGCGTTTATGGCTAACGCTCCCGATGCTTTGCTTTATGCGGCATTGTTGGAGGCAGAACCATACATCATGAACGATGCACGAATTCAGACATGGGCGACCATGTATCAAAGGGCAATCGACACATTGGTTAGATCGGATGAATCTGCTCAATACTCGGGTGTACCACTCGCAATGACTTTATCAAAGAGGTAAAAAATGGCTGCAATGTCCAACTATCTTGAGAATGCTCTAATCAATGAAGTTCTCCGCGCAACTGGCTACACAGCACCTTCAACTGTCTATGTTGCACTGTTTACGAGTGACCCTACAGATGCTGGTAGTGGTACTGAGTGCAGTGGTACATCTTACGCTCGTCAGTCTGCTACTTTTGCTGCTCCCTCTAATGGTGCTTCTAGCACTAGTGCAGATATTAATTTCCCGCAAGCTGGAGGTTCATGGGGAACCATCACCCACTTCGGTATTTTTGACGCTCTCACTAGCGGGAATCTGTTGGTACATGGTGCTTTGACCACTTCCAAGACAATCGACACGGGCGATGTGTTCAAAATCGCTAGTGGCTCTCTGACTGTCACCTTTGCGTAATGGCAGATGTTTGTGGCCCATTCACGCTTGAACAGCTAGACCTATTCGGGAGCATCGATAGTCTAGCCTTCTCGCTTGATTCAACCGTTTGGACTGATGCGAATGTCTGCATCATTGAAGCGGCGGCATCCGCATCGGGTGCGGGGTCAGTCAACGCAGTACCCATAGCAGTATTGGCGGGTGCATCGTCTGTCAGTGGTGACGCACAAACGCAGATTACTTACATTCGTGTAAGGAACTCAAGCGCACCTTT